CGCGCCGACCCTTGCCGCAACATCGATCAGGATCGAGGCGAGAATGGCGCTCATGACATGATCCTTTCTGCCTCGGCGGCATAGGCCGCCGCGCGTTGGCGGTGGATGATGGCGCGAATGATGAGGATGGCGGCGACGACTCCTCCGGCCGCCAGCAGTCCGCCCAGCACCCAGCCGGCGATCTGGTCGACATGATCCGGGTTGAAGAGCGCGTCGCTGCCACCGGCCGTGGTCGCGGTGCCGGCCGCGCTGGCGCCTGCGGTTTGTTTTTTGGAGGTAGCACTGGCAGCGTTTGCTTCCTTCGTCAGCTGCGCGCGGGCTCTGGCAGGATCGGTGGATTGCGCCAGCGCCCAGGCGACGCCCTTGGCTTCGATACCGGCGACACGACGCGACCAGCCGTTGCCAAACGTGTTCCAGATGGCGAGCGAGCGCATGAAGCCGAGACGTTTGGCGCAGAGTTTCTGGACGGTCTCGTGGTCGGGACCGCCAATCGCGGCCATCAGCCATTGCCTGGCGCGCCCAGAACCGGAGTTCACGCCGGCATCGAAGGTGGCAAGATCGACACCGGCGGCAAGCCGATCACCGCCGACCTTGTCCCAATAGTCGGAGCGGTAGATCTTCGCGACAGTGTCGTTCGAGATGTTGCGCAGCTCGGTCTTGGTCGCACCCGGTTTGAAGCGGCGATAGGTGGCAAGCGTGATGCCCTTCATCGTGGCACCGCCGGGATCGGAGGGATGATCCGACCAGCCGCCCTCATAGCCCAGCGTCACCGCCAGGCAGTTCTGGAAATTCTCGAGCATGGGTTACCTCAGCAGGTAAACGATCAGGATGAGGAGGGCGACGATGACGCCGACGCGCATGCGATGGGCGAACGCCTCGCGCGGATCGGGGCTGTCGCAACGAAGCTGGCGGGCCAAGCGCAGAAGCTCACGCATCGTGATCGCCTCCCTTGTTGCGAAGGCGCGCCAGCGTCACCTCGATGAAGGCAGGTCCGAAGACGCCGACGAGATAGGCGGCGGAGCCTGCCGCACCTCCGGCCGGAATCGCTTCCGACGGCAGGCCGAGCCACCGCGTGACCAGCGCCATCGACAGGCTGCCCATGCCGGCGGCGATGATGCCGCCAAGCAGGATGTGGCGCAGCGCGTCGCGCAGATGCATCTTGGTGGTCAGCGCGTTGGTGGCGCCACCGAGTGCGCCCCAGACGGCGAGGATCACCGCCGTCGATGCCGCAAGGTCGCGCAGCACCGCGGTGATGAAGCCGGGTTCATCATTCATCGTCGGATCTCCACGAGGGGAATGGAGGTGATCGAGCCGAGCCGCTCGAGATCGAGCGTGACGTCGAGCGTGTCGGTGTCGAAGCGAACCGGCACGTCGAACGCGAAGCCGGCGGTGATAGCGACGCCGGAAGCAGGTGCGGATACGAAGGTGACGAGACCGGTGGCCGCATCGACCGACCAGCCGGAGGACGTTGGCGTGCCGTTCAGCGCGATCGCTACGCTGCCGGCAACAGGCTTGGTAATGATGCGTACCCATGCCTGCGCGCCGGAGGCGTAGCGCTTCACCAGCTGGAATGTTTTGGTGCTGGCGTCACCAGTGCCGATCGCCTGATCAGTGGCGGCGGGGATCTGCGACGGCAGGCAGGACTTGTAATCGGCCCAATCCTTGAAGCGGCCAGATCGTCGGCGCGACGGATACCGTAGGCGACATCATAACGGCGGCGAGAGCTGGCCCAGCTGGCGTTGCGCTCCTCGTCGCCCGAGGCGAGCTCCACGACTTGCGTGCGACGCTGCGGTCCGCCGCGCGCGCCACGCGAAATGTCGTCCGGAAACCGGACCTCGTGGAACGCCATGTTAGGGTCTCAGAGCCCGCGCCGGCCGAGCGACACGGCGCGGGCGATATCGGCGGCGACCTGTGTGCGCGATTGCCGAAAACTTTCCGCATCGCGCGCCATGATGGTGACGTTGACGCTCGGCGCGGATGCGCTACGTGCCGAGGCTGATGCCTCGCGCTTCGACAGCACCCGCTCGCCGCGCTGCAGGATGGCCGGCACTTCGTCTGGCCGCAGGCCTGCCCAGCCGCCGGCATGCAGGCGCGGCGCACCAGCAAAAGCCATGGCCGGCACCATGCGGCTTGGAGCGGGCGCACCGACGAGGCCGCCGGAATGATAGATCGGAGATCCAAACAGCTTTGCCGCTGCCGCGACGGGGCCGGGCGCGCCAAAGAGGCTGCTGCCGAGATTGCCCAGCGCACCCGAGAGAGCGTTGGCGATCGGACCGAGAATGAAGCGGCGTGCCGCGAGTTTCGCCAGATCGGCAATCAGCGAGGTGACGAGGTCGCCGAACTTCAGCTTGCCGGTCTTGACGAATTCGCCGACGGCATCCTCCGCACTCTTGAACGCACCGACCAGCGCCTTGCCGACATCGGCACCGATCTCGCGGGCCTTTTCGGCATAATCGGCCACAGCCTTGACCACCGCCGCCCAGCCGGTGACAGCTTCTTCCGCACTTTTCTTGTGCGCCTTGCCGGCTTTCTTCGCAGCATTCGCCGAGGCATCGAGTGCCGTGGTGACACGGCCCGCCGCATTGGCGGCCTCATCGAGTGCGGCCGCACTGTCCGCTTTGCGCACCGCATCGCCCAGCGCCTGCGCAGCAGGACCGACGGCATCAAAGGCGTGTGCCCGCGTATCCGTCGCACGCTCACGAAAGCGCTCCGCCATCACACCGGCATTGCTGGCGGCGTGATCGAGCATCGAGGAATAGGACTTTGCCCCGAACCAGTCGATCCGCGTCTCAGCCCCGAGGGTCTCGGCGACCTTGTTGAAGGTCGGACCGATGCTGCCGAGAAAGTCGGCCCACTTGTTGGACAGGAACGCCATCAGCTTGAGCCAGAGCTGCTCGACACTGGCCGTGATCGCACGGAAGTCGTCGACAAACGAGCTGGCGGTCGCCTTGATGCCATTCCAGACGGCTCTCGCCAGATTGCCCATCAGCTCGAGCGCGTGACCGAAGCCGCCGGCGCCTTTCACCAATTGCCCAAACCAGTAGATCAACTCGCCGGCGCCGACGATCAGCGCCCCGATGCCGGTGCGAATGATGGCGCCGCGCAGCAACGCCAGTGCCCCCGACAGGCTGAAGGTGGCAATCCGTGCCGCAACGAAGGCCGCGACCCAGCGCCCGGCGATGAAGCCGGCAAAAGCGATGCCGATGGCGGCAAGGTGCTCCAGATTGTCGGCGAGCAGAATGATCGCGGCTGCGACGGCAGCGGACGTTCCCGCCATCTTGTCCCAGCGGCCCACCAGCTGCAGCGCCGCATTACCCAGAAGCGTGAAGGCATCGCCAATGGTGGCCGGCATCGCGTCGGCTTCCTTGCGCAGGCGCTCGAGATTGCCGAGCAGTGCACGCCGGATCACATCGCCGGTGATGTCGCCTTCCGCGCCAAGAGTGCGCAGCTGATTGACGTTGACCTTGAGCTCCGCCGCCAGCAGTTCGGCGATCCGCCCGCCGCTGGCGATCACGGTGTTGAGGTTCTCGCCCGAGAGCTTGCCGAGCGCCATGGCCTTTGACAGTGCGTTCTGCACGGACGCCGCGCGATCAGCCTTGGCGCCTGAAACCACCATCGCGTTGTTAAGCGCTTCGGTGAAATCCAGGCTCTCCTTGGTGGAAAGCCCGAGCTCGCGCAGCGCCGTGGCGTTGGCGAGCCAGGATTCCGTGGTCTGCGTAATGCTCGAATAGGTCCGCCGCGCCATGGATGCCAGCCGTTCCATGACCGCGGCACCGCGTTCCTGCGAGCCGGTGGCGAGATCGACCCGCGAGCGCAGGTCGGTCCAGGTATTGGCGTAGATGACGAGCTGCTGAACGCTGATCGCAGCGCCAAGCACGCCCATGACCCGGCGAACCACCTTGCCGGTGATGTCGGCCTGCTTTTCGATACGCTTGAAGCTCTTCTCGCCAACCTCGCCAATGCCCTCGAACTCGGAGCGGACCAGCCGGCCACCCTCGGCAACGAGCCGGACGGAGACGCGTTTTTCTGCCATGGATGAACGTCCTGTCAGACGGAGATGCGCCTTGCGCTGTCGTCACGATCTGCCGAAACTCGGGACATGTCAGAGACCGTCACCTTGTCCGCAAAGTTTAAGATCCGGATCCCCGAGGCGCTGTGTGAAACACGGGGCTGGAAGGTCGGCCAAGTCTTTGTGCTCAAGCCAAAGGGGACCGGCATCCTGCTGGTACCAGTTTCGCGAGCGGACACACTCGCCGGGATCGCAAAGGGTGCTGACGCGACCGATTACCGGGATCGGTTGGATCGGTTCTGAGCGCCAAATTCCCAACAAGGCTTTGCCTGTGCGTCATTGACATATGCGTCTGGCAACCTGGAGGAAGATGACATGAGCGAAGCTTTCAAGAGTATCGAACAGGGCCTGAAGGAGGCGCTGGCGCATGTGCGTGGTGAGCGGATGGCCACGGTCCACGAAATCGAACTGTCGGAACCGGACGTCCAGGCGATCCGGGCTGATACCGGTCAGTCGCAATCCGCGTCTGACGGCAGCATTGCAGGAAGAAGAGCAGGCGCCTGAACCGGGGGTAATGCCGCAAGTCCTGACGGGCCGGCGTGCAACAGTCGTATCTGATCAGGCGCGCTCGGCCGCCATCTGTTCGTTGAGCTTGCGCACCATCACCGCTTCGATTGCAGGCAAGCATTCGGCGGCAACGAGTGGATCGAGACCGAGCGCCCGCGCCATGGCGAGAGCGGCGGCCATGTCCCAGCCGATGACAACCGTGGCGCCCATGCCGCCAACCACCCGCAATTGTCCGGTCAGGCGCAGCACGAGGTCCCAGACCTGCCAACCTTCCGGAGTTTCCGGATGGTTCAGCCACGCCGGGCAGTCTTGGCACGCGCCTTCGCAGGCTGCGCAGTAGGCATCGCCCCCGCCGAAGTGCCATTCGGCAAGGGCGATGAGGCGTTTTTTTCTGCATCCAGCATCAGGTGCGGCGCGAGGCAGCGAGTCTGGAACGTCTCAAACACGGGCCAGATGTCCAGGAGCGCATCGATGCCTTCCGGCGTAACCGGCACCGGCTTGCCGCCGGCATCGCCGACGCCTTCCCAATCCGTCACCACGCGCCGCGCGACGGCCTTCGCCATGACCAGCGCCATTGCTTCCTGGCTGGCGTCCTTGGGCAAAGATTCGACGGTGGGATCGTTGCGGGCCGCGACCATGGTGGCGGTGGTCACCGGCAGAACAAGGAGGCGCAGGCCAGATCCAAGGTCGAGCCATTTCGGCTCAATGGAAAGGTCGAGACGGATCATGGTCAGTAGTCCTCCACGTCATTGATGAGCACGGCGGTGCACATGCGTCCGAGCGTGGCGTCGCGCGCCGCCTGCCAATCGAACGATGCCTGCACGCCCTGCGGCCCGGAAATTTCGAGGCGCGGTCGCGGCAGATAGACCGCGTGCGCCGTGAAGGTCAGGCTTTCGCCAGAGATGAGTGTGTATGAAAACTCCAGCTCGCAAGGAGCGCCGTTGATCGCCTGTGTCACCAATGTCGAGTCGGCAAAGCGGACCTCGGTACGGCCGGTGAGCGCCGCAATCGACGGATCGGCGCCATCGATCATGCCGTCGGCACGGATGGTCTCGATGCGGTCGAGATTGTTGGCATAGGTGATCTCGGTCGAGATGACATTGCCGAGCACGGTGCCGTCGCGCTTGATGGCGCCGTTGAAGTGTCCGAAGCGAATGAGGTCAAGCTCCGCGGGCGTGCCGGCCTGTGACGTGGTGTTGATCGTCTCGCCCTGTGCCACCAGCCGCGCCGTTGCGGTCAGCAAGCCAGAGCGCTGCATTTGCCAGGTCAGTTGATCGAGCACCACGCCGGAATAGAGTGCGTATCGCGGCACCTCAGGCATTCCGGTCTCGATTGCCATCGACGGCAGGGTCCAGGATCCGGATTGGAAAGTGTGGGTGAAGGGCCCCGGTGCCGTCCCCGTCGTCGTCGGCGCACCAAACGCCGCCTTCAGCCAGAAGCCGAAGGCTTGCGCATCGATCGGCACCACGACGTCGCCATCGGCGGTCACCGCATCCTTGACCGGCGCCAGCGGATCGCGGCCATAGCCCAAGAGCTCGGAATTGAGCAGCGGCTGTTCCGCTCCGAGCGTCGTGCTGGCGAATGGCATGCGGCTGAAACCGCTCGCCGGCGGGGTGCCATAAATCGTCTCGAACGCGAGCGCCATTCGCGCCCGCGCCCCTTGGGCTCGTGCCATGGTGTTTCTCCTCGGATTGTCGGGATCAACCGAGCGGGTCGGCCGTCGAATAGTGCAGCACCACCGGGATCATGGCGGCTTTCAGGGCGGCCGCGCCCTCGATGGGCAGATCGACCGGCTGCGGCGCTTCCGCCTCGATCCAGTCGCACAGTCCCCCGAGCGTGCGGTCGCCGGCAATCGCCGCACCAATGCTGGCGCACAGCGCATCAAACGCCGCATCGCGGCCCGCGCCCTGCACGACGGCCTCGATCTCAGCCCGGTGCTGATAATGGTAGATGAGTGGCGACAGCGTCGTCTCCGGCTGACCCGGATCGCCATCACGCAAAATCAATAGCCCTGCCGCAGGTACACGCTCAGGCAGTACGTCACCGCGCAGCACGGTGGCGGCCAGCGCCGAGAGCCGCGTGTGCAGCGCGGCGAGGATAGTTTCGCGAGTGGTGGGCATGATGGTCCCGGTTCGCCGGGACCAGCCCGGCCTCAGTGATCCCTGTCGGGTTTCTGCTCCGAAAGAGCGGCCAGCCGTCGCGGCAGATCCGAGCGGCCGTGCAGGAAATCGACGATGATCACCTGATCGGCGTCCTCGACGAAAACGACGAAATGCTGACCCGCTCGCGTGAAACGCAGATCCTCGGGCAGGTCCGGATTGATGAGGCGGCGGCAGTCCTGCGACATAGCCGTGCCCGCCGCAATCGCCGCGCAACGTGCGATCAGGTCTTCCTCGTAGGCGGCAGCCTGTCGCGGACCGAAGGTCTCATGCGTCCAGCGAGCGATTTCGACGAGCGATGTTTCCGCCTGTCGCGTCAGGCGCCAGGGTTTCGGCATCAGGGCGATTAGCGCGCGGAAGCGAAGGCACGCCGGATCGCATCCTCACCGCTCCCCTCGGCCAGATCACCACGCCGGGCCTGGTCCAGCCCGTCACGCAACCTTGCCTGCAATTCGCTGAACTCCGCCTCCTCCCTTTCGAGAAGACGCAACCCCGCCCGCAGGGCTTCGGAGGCATTCTGGTAGCGCCCCGATGCGACCAGCCGGTCGACAAGGTCGGATTGGGTTTCCGTCAGAACGACGTTTCGGGTGGCCATGCGTATCTCCATCAAGGATATTGGCAATATATGCCAATGCCCTATGAATGTCGACCGCTGGCCAAATGCAGGTTTGTGGGGGCCAGGCGCCCGGATTCATATTGGCGTGGCACCGTGGAAAGGATGATGGTCATGGTACGCAGCCTTCAGGACAAGCTCGCCAGGCTCGACCCGGCCCGCCGCGCGCGGATCGAGGCCGAGGCTAATCGCCTGCACACCGAATGCCGGGCGCCGATTCTTGATAGCACGATTACCTGTCCGCATTGCGGGCATTCGCAAAACGAGACCATGCCGACGGATGCCTGCCAGTGGTTTTACGAGTGCAAGGGCTGCGGCACGCTCCTCAAACCAAAACCGGGTGATTGCTGCGTTTTCTGCTCCTACGGCACGGTACCCTGTCCGCCGATCCAGGCCCATAAAGGATGCTGCAGTTGATAGCCTGACTGGATCGAGCCGCTCAGGAACGCGTTTCCGTCCAATTCGCCACGATCATCCCCGGCAGGGCGTTCTCCACCGCGCGCGCATCCTGCGCCAGATCGAGGCGTTTCGGCAGTTTCACCTGCGGCACCAGCAGGAAGATCACGGCGGTGGCGCGACCTTGCAGCCGGCTCGAGACGCGACCATCCTTGTGCCGGGTGATGTTTTCGCGGACCCGGCCCGCCTTGCTGACGCGAACATTGTCGGCCACCAGCAGGCTCGGACCGGTGCGGCGATAGACGAAGCGCAGGCGCATGCCGGTGCGACGCTCCCACGCGCCGGGCGTGATACTGCCGCCTCGCGAGGATTTTCCAGCGCTCGGCATTGCGATTGCCAGCCAGAAGCCGTTCCTGGAGCGGATCAGTGGGCCGGTGTCGTGCGCACCAACAATCACTGGTGCCTTCGACCAGACCAACGCTGCCGCGTTGAGACTCCGCCGACCTTTCGGATACTGCTCGGAGCGAATGGTGCGGGCGAGTCGCGCCCCGAGGCCTGCGCCAGTGATCTGCGCTCGCCAGGCGGACTTGAGGCCGGCGCCAGCTTTGCGCATGGCGGCGCTGACTGCCTTTTGGCCGGCGCGGGTTTCCGCCTCCATCATTCGGGTGATGTCACCGACAATGCTGATGGCGAGTTTCATGCGGAGCGGAGATCCAAAGTCCAGACGAGCCGCTCGCGATCACGCACCGGCTCGCCCTGAATGATGAAGGTTTCGCCATCGACCTCGATCCGGTCGCCAGCACGCGGGTTCGGGACCTCGGCGAGGCGAAGATCGACGCGGGTGGTTTCCGACCAGAGCCGCGCCTCACCGAAACCGGTGACCTCGTCCGCACGTCGGGCAATGATACGCACACGCACGGCCGTTCCGCCATCGGGCGTATAGACAGCGTCCCTGCCGATGTTCGGATCGCCGAACAGGTCGTCGATCGCCTTCGCGAAGGCGCTCATACCCATCAGTTGCTCGTGTGGATGCGCACCGCGAGCCGCGGGCGCTTGTTGACCGGTAGGGTCGAGGCCTCGGTCTTGACCTCAATGGCGCTACCGTCGTGACGTGCGATCTGCCGGGCATAGATCGGCAGGCCGACGGTGTTGACTGTCTCGATCAGGTTCGCCGGCGCGCCGTAGGTCACGAAGGTGTCGAGGGTGCCGAGCGGGAACGCGATGCCCTCGCTCGCTGGGATCAGCGTCTCGGTTTCGCCGGTGGAGAGGGTGACGGTGGCGTTGTACTCCTCGAACATGATGCCGGCGAAGGGGAAGCGCCGGCGCGTATCTTCGCGGAGCGGTTGGGCGCCGGTCGAGGCATAGTACTTGTAGGCGTCCTCGACCTTGGCGTGGCCGATCAGCTTGTCGAAGAACTCAGGGCTGACGAGCGCCAACACGCCGGTCATGGTCTCGCCCTTGAGTTCCGTCTCGACCTTGCGCAGCACCTCGCGCACCTTGGCCTGGACGTTGGTACCGGCGGTGCCGAGCACGAAATCGACCGCCTGCTGGGAAAGCCCGAACTCGGTGAAGTAGTTGTAGAGCGTGGTGCCGGCGCCGTCCTTGACGATGCCGCGCAACGCATTGACCTCCATGTACTCGCGGGTCTGGGCGTGCTTGACCCGCATGCGAGTGAGCTTGCGCTCCATGACGGTGGCGAGCGGGTCGGCCGCGTCGGCGACGCCGAAACCGCGCACGCCCTGGATGTCCTGGGGCGTGATCACGTCGTCGTGGGGAATCCACGGCACCGTGAAGGAACGCATCGAGCGCGTGTCGCGGTTGGCGACGGTGGCGGGACCGCCGAGCGGCACGGTCGGCGACGGAGCGCTGTGTGACGCCCTCGAAGCGGAACAGGCCCATCTGCCCGAGCCGGGTGTAGACGTTGGGCAGGATGTTGATGGCCTGGGTCATCTCGGCGAGCGAGTAGCCGCCCGCGTCGAACGGGTTGATCATGGCGACCATGATGTCGGGTCTCCTTGGGATGCGACGGGCATGAAAAAGACCCCGAAGGCGGACGCCTCGGAGCCGGTGACGGATTGGATCTGACGAGCGCGGATCAGGCGGTGTCGCGCGGCACGATACCGGCAGAGCTCAGCTCGGTGTGCTTGACGGTCGTCTTGGCCGCGTCATCGACGGAGGCGTCGAAGACGAGCGCCGCCTTGGAGACGATCGCCGGGCCGCGGGCAACCATGAGGCCGGTCCTATCGCCGGTCGTCGCGTCGACCGCCTCGATCAGGACGGCCGTTGCGACCTCCGCACCCTCGTCTCCGACGACCTCGGCGTCCGGCGACAGGCGGTACTTGCCCGAGGCGGTGATCCGGCCGAGGACGGATCCGAGCGCGTAGTTCGTGCCAGCCTTGAGGGTCACAGCCTCGCGGCAGTAGCTCGCATTGAGCTCGTATTTGAGCAGGTCGCCAAGGGTCGGCGACATGGTGAGAACGGTCATGATGATCCTTCCTTTCCTCAGCTGCGGTTGGCCGAGGCGCGCTCACGCGCACGACGCACGATGGGGCTTTCGCCGCCGTTCGATGCCGGCGAGCCGGCCGGTGACGGCGCCACGGCGACCACAGAGCTCGCCTCGGCGCGTGCCGCGAGGGCGTCGAGGATGGAGCTTCGCAGCGCATGCGGCGCAATCCCCTTGGCCATGGCGTCGGCGGCGTCGATGGCGACGCCCAGTCGGGCACCCTGGGCGGCAATGGCGGCGATCTCCGCATATTCGGCGCGCAACCGTTCCGCGGTGTGGTCGGTGGTGGGTACGTCGGTGGTCGCCGGCGCCGCGACCGGCGGTGCGGGCTGCGGCGTATCGGGGGTTTCCGGTTCGGGCGCGTTCGTCTCGATGACGGCGTCGCCATCGATCGCCGCACCGGCATTGGGGTCGATGGTCATTTCGGTCTTTCTCCTTGGAGGTTGACGACTGCGGGCGCTCTGCGAAGCACCCCTGATCAGGCGTGGCGGGTCGAGCATCCGGGTGAGATCGGCAAGTGCGTGGCCGACGGTGCCGACTTGGTCGGCAAGGCCGGCGTCGATGCCCCGCTGGCCCCGATAGATCGCGGCCTGCGTCGCGTGGACAGCGCCGGGGCTCATGTTCCGGTTGCGCGCCACCAGGGTGACGAGGTCGGCATGGAGCGCGTCGACATCCGCCTGGATCGCCGACAACGCCGTATCCGAAAGCGGCTCGTGGGCATTGCCCTCGATCTTGCGATCGCCCGCGTGAACGAGCGTCCATTTGAGGCCGGCCATGACGTCGGCGATGCTCTCGTCGACATGGATGGCCACGACGCCGATGGATCCGACCTCCGCCGTCCGGGTGACGTAAAGGCGGTCCGCCACGCTGGCGATGGCAAAGGCAGCCGACAGCGCGCTTTCGCTCGC